GGTGGAGAAGCTGCTGGAGGTGATGGTCTTTCGTATAATATCGCAGATGGTTCAACACAAACCTATTATGCTGGTGGTGGAAGTGCTGTTCCAGAAAGCACAGAACCACAAGGAGGTGGAGGTACAAGTAATGCATACAATAGTTTTGCCGACCCAGGCACTGCTAACACTGGTTCTGGTGGAGGTGGTGGAGCTGCTAACTATAATAACCCATCTTATTCACTTAAAGGTTTTGGTGGTTATGGAGGTTCTGGTATTGTTATTGTTGCAGATGCAACACAGTTAATTACTAACACATCTATGACTTTAATATCTGACACATTTACTGCAAATGCAACACCAAGTTCAGCTCGGATTGTAATTTTTGCAGAATTAAATGATGATATAAATTCAGAGATTAATGCAAGTGTAACCAGAGACAATTCAACATTCAATGCAGTCACATTAACAGATGAAGGATATTCTGCTGGTGCAGCTGGTATAAAAATATTTTCTGGAACAACACCATTAACTGGAACTGGTTCACCTCAAGTACAACTTCGTTGGAAAATAGTTGGTTCATCTCTTGAGGGTACTAATAAAATACACGGAGTGTCTTTACAATGGAAATAAATTGTGATAAATATAATAAATAAAAGGAATTAATATGGTTAAAAGAATTACAAAAACTACACCAGTCGGTGGTGCAAAATTAAAAAGACCAGATGGTTCAACTTATATAGAATTACCAGAAACACCTTTTGATGCAACTAAAGAAGGTGAAACAAGAAAGATTGATGAAAAAACTGGTTACTTTGGAAAGAAGGTTTCTTAAATGCCAATAAGTAAAATACCATTAGGTGCAATAGAGTCTGGAACAATTTCAACATCACAGATTGCAGACAATGCTGTTACCACTGCAAAGATTTTAGATGATAATGTTACCTCTGCAAAAATTCCAAATAGTGCAGTTGGTTCAACCGAATTATCAACAGATTCTATTCGTGGATTAAGTGCAAATAATTCAGATACAATTTTATTAAATGGAACTGATGGTAGTGGTTCAAATGCTGGAGATGCTTTAGTATTAGACGGAACTGATAATTCTAGTACAAATGCAAATGATAGAATATTATTTGACGAAACATTTAATCCAGCAACATTTAATATAGGAAGTGGAACAACTGGTCAAGCATTACTTGTTGCAGCTAATGGTGGTTTTGAGTTTGGAAGTGGTGGAGAAAAAAATGATATTTATTGGTCAACATATGGTAGTGTTGACCAAACAAATTTAACTAATAATACACTTTACACTGCAACATTTGATGTTGTAAGAGAACAAAGTTCTCATAATGGTTATGATACCTCAACTGGAAAGTTTACTGTTCCTGCTGGTGGTAAAGGAATTTATTATGTTGGTGGTTATATAACGATTGGTGGTACTGGCACTGCAAACAATGCCACTAGGTCATTATATAATTGGATTTATTTTAATGGTAGTAGTGGTAGAGCAAGAGGTGGGTCTTTTTTAATTGATAATAGTTTTGAAGGTACTCAAGGAAGTAATTCTCCAATTTATATAATACATCCTGCTGATGAAGGAGATACTTTTGAAATGAAAGGTCAAGCATATGGTAACAATCACTCTTATGATATGACTGGCACACTAGCAGGGTTCTATGGTTTTAGAGTTATAGCGACATAGGAAAAATTATGGCAAACTTATGTACAAAAATAGAAATTTATTTAGGAAGAACACCAGACTTTAGTAATGAAGTTCAAGTATTTGGTGATGGAGGTGTACAAACTATTAATTTGTGGAACTGTACAGATAAACCAGAGCCAAAAGAAAGTGATTTATGTTCAGATGAAGAAGCAGATTATTTTGATGGTATGAGATTTTTAAGACAAGAAAGAGATACAAAACTTAAAGAAACAGATTGGTATGCACTTGCTGATGTTGGCATGACTGATGCAATGAAAGAATATAGACAAAAATTGAGAGATATTACTAATGGATTAAAAACATCTGATGATATTAATAATATAACATGGCCAACAAAACCATAGGAGATACTAATGGCATACACACATAAAATGGTTAATGGTGAAAAAGTACCTTTGACCGATGCAGAAATAAAAGAACTTGAGGCAAGAGATGTTGAGTGGGCAAAAGGTGCTTACGATAGAGCGATTGCAAATTTGAGAATGGAGAGAAATAATAAACTTTTACAATCAGATTGGATGGCTAATTCTGATGTAACTATGAGTTCTGATTGGAAAACATATCGTCAAGCTCTAAGAGATTTACCCTCTGGATTAGATACTGAGGACAAAGTAAATAAAGTTACTTGGCCTACAGAACCCTCATAAGATGGACTAAATACTAATAAGGAATTACAATGGCTGCGATTATTACAGAAAAATTTAGATTGCAAAATGCAAGTCAGTTTGCAGAGTCTTTTTCAGAAACAAATGAACATTATTATATGTTTTTAGGAAAGTCATCACCTTTTACTAGTACAACTTCTGGTGGAAGTGATACTTCTCCTCCAACTCCAGTAGATGATATTACATCTGAAAATTACAGATGGGACTCAATGATTGGTTTAAATAAAATTGTTGCATCAGATACTGCAAGAGTTATCAATCGTAGAACATTTGTTTCTGGAACAACTTACGATATGTACGAACATAACATATCATCTTCTAATACTGCAAATAATTCAACTGCATCAAATTTGTTTGACTCAACATTTTATTTTATAACTTCAGAAAACAAAGTTTACAAAGTTTTATATAACATTAATCCATCTTCTGGTAACACACAGGCACTTAGTGCAGAACCAACTTTTACTTCTCCAGTAAAACAATTTGTTGGTGGATACTACTTACAATATATGTACACATTGACAAATACTGAAGTCTCTAAATTTTTAACTACAGACTTTATGCCTGCAACTACAGATTCAACAGTTTCAAGTGCAGCTGAAAGTGCGAGTGGTGATACTGCACCTTTCAATGGTGCTCCAATAGATGTATTTTTAGTTACTAGTCAAGGTTCTGGATATCCTAACGGAACTTACTATGCAAAAGTTCAAGGTGATGGTTCTGGTGCAATCATAAAAATTGTTGTTGCATCAAATGTAATAACACGATTTGGTGAAACTGGTGTATCAACAATTCAAACTGATGGAACTGGTTATACTTTCGCAACTGTTTCTCTTGCATCCTCAAACATTTATACAGATGCTGGTGCCACCAGTTTGATTTCTGGTTCAACACAAACAACTTGGAACTCTGCAAGTGCTGGTGCAATCACTCCTATCATTTCACCGAAGGTTGGACACGGACATGATGCACAAACAGAATTAGGTGCTCATTTTGTTATGATGAACACAAAATTCGAACAAGAAGAGGGTGCAGATATTACAGTACAAAATGATTTCAGACAAGTAGGTATTATAAAAAATCCAACATCATTTGGTAGTACAAGTTTATTTACTGCATCAACTGGAAGACAAACTAACGCAGTTTTACTTGCATCAAACTCTGGTAATTTCGAAGCAGATGAAAAAATTACTCAAGCAACAACTGGTGCAGTCGGTAGAGTAGTAGAGTGGGATGCAACTAATAAAATATTATACTATCAACAAGAAAGATTTTCTAATTATGGTGTAGACTCTTCTAATAACACAGTTGCATTTTCTGGAACTAATACAATTAATGGTGCAACTTCAAGTGCGAGTGGTACACCTTCATCAAGTTCGTCTACAGTTGATAGTGCTGTATTTGCTTCTGGATATTCAACTCCAGAACTTCAACCAGATAGTGGAGACATCATATACATAGAAAATAGAAGACCTATTTCAAGAGCTTCTGACCAATCTGAAGATATAAAAATTATAGTAGAGTTCTAAATGTCACAAATCACAAACCTTAATATCGCACCTTATTATGACGACTTTGATGAGTCAGATAATTTTCATAGAGTTTTATACAGACCGAGTTTTGCAGTTCAAGCAAGAGAACTCACAACACAACAATCTATTCTTCAAGACCAAATAGAAAAACTTGGTAAAAACATTTTTAAAGAAGGTGCTCAAGTTATTCCAGGCGAAGTTGGTTTTACCGATGAATATTATGCAGTAAAACTAAATTCAACTTTTGCTGGAAATGATATTTCAAGTTATATATCTTCATATGAGGATAAAATAATTACTGGTGCAACTTCTGGTGTAAAAGCACAAGTAATAACAGCTGTAGCCGCAGACTCATCGTCTAGTGCAGAACTATCTGGTGGTGACCCAATAACTTTATTTGTTAAATATATGCAAACTGGTGATGATAAAGTTACTGAAGTTTTTCAAAATGGTGAGAATATTTCTGCTGATGGTGCAGTAAGCACATTTGTTGCAAATCAAGAATCTGCGACTTTACAATCTACTGATGCAACTGCAACTGGTTCTTCTGCATATATTAATGCTGGAGTATTTTTTATTAGAGGAAGTTTTGTAAGAAATACTGCACAAAGAATTACATTAGACAAATATACGAACACTCCATCATATAGAGTTGGTTTTACTATTTCAGAAACATTAGTAACACCAGAATCAGATACAACTTTATTAGATAACGCAACTGGTAGTAGTAATGAAAATGCAAAAGGTGCTCACAGATTAAAAATAAGTTTAACCCTTGCAAAACTCTCTTTAAATTCTACAGCAGATTCAAATTTTATAGAATTACTCAGAGTAAAAAATGGTGTTCTATTATTTAAAGCAAGAGACACAGAATATTCTATTTTAGGTGATACACTTGCAAGAAGAACATTTGATGAATCTGGACATTACTCACTGTCCGACAGACAATTTCAAGTCATACCAAAAGAAAACTTATCAGACGGATTAAATGATGGTGTATATTCTAGTGGAACTTCCACGGATAGTGGTAATAGTGCATCAGAATCATTAATGACACTACAAGTATCGCCTGGTAAAGCATATGTAAAAGGTTATGAACTAGAAAAGATTGCACCGAGTTTTGTTGATATAGAAAAACCAAGAACAACAAGAA